GTTAAGATTGGTGACAAAACAATCACCATTTCTCAGCGACAGGCTGGTACAAAGTACAAGCCGCGTCTTGTGTTCACAATTCCGGTGGTTCAAACTGAGACCATCAATGGAATTGCGTCACCGAAGGTAGTCCGGACGGCTTACGCCGATCTGACTTTTACCTTTGATGAGCAGTCATCCACGCAGGAACGTTCGGATCTCATTGGCTTTGTCCAAGGGATCCTTGACCCCGCGAAGACTACGGTCGACGCGGTTCTGTCGGATTTGGAATGGTGGAACAGCTAAATGGCTGGTCAATCATTCGGAGCGCTTATCGCCATTCTGGTGCTAATAGTTGCAACAGCTTTAATGCCCGGCCAAATTCTTCTCGAGAATTTGTCGGACTTCGGCGAGACGCTCTTCCTAGGCCTCGGGGCCGACCCAGTGGGTCGGTAACTTTGGCTTAGGACAATCCACGTTCTATTGTATCATCCATAAGGAGATGAAGATGACTACACGTCAGAGAAAGAAAGTCAAGAAGGGCCGCAAGGACCCCAACTTTCTACCTGGTCACATCTGCCAGGGTTTTGAGAAAGAGCTAGAGAGCCTTATCGGCAATTTAGCTCAATCACGAGATCCAAAGGCATTGTATCTGGAAGCCGAGTACAAAACTAAGTACCTGGACGAAACGATTACACCTAAAGATGTGAGACGTAATGCGGCGAAGCTTAAGTGGCTTGCCGCTGAGGAGAATAACCGGAAAACCAACCAACGTCTGCTCCTTGAACAGGAGCATAAGGACTTCGGTTGGGTCACGTCAACTGTGCTCTTAAACAAAGCAAAGTCGATTATTCGTGACGTGTTAGGGGAAGTCGAAAGATTTTCCCTCGACAACGGGGCCCACTCAAATGGGGCTTCTACGCGAATCCGGCGCAGCCCAAAGGCTGCAATCCTAAAGCACGCAGGTGAAGCAAACGTAAGCTCGAGTGCGGTGAAGCACTGGATGCTAGACAGCGCCAAGGAGAGTATACTCCAAAAGCAAGTCTTGGCTATCCATGAGAGCTCAACGTTCTTTACTGTTCCCAAGTCAACTGACATCGACCGAGTGGCTTGTAAAGAGCCCGAGGTCAATATGTTCATGCAGCGTGAAGTAGGTAAGTACATCCGAAACCGGCTGAAGAGAGTGGGGATTGATCTTCGTGATCAGACCCGCAATCAACAGCTGGCAGGGCGTGCTTATTCTACCAATCTCGCTACCATAGACTTGTCGTCAGCCAGTGACTCGATCACCACTACGTTGGTGTGGCGGTTGCTGCCGTACGGCTGGTTTAGCCTCCTAGACGACCTCCGTGTAAAAACGGTGGAAGTCGACGGTGAGCAGCATGAGCTGGCTATGTTCTCCAGCATGGGGAACGGCTTCACTTTCGAACTCGAATCTCTGATATTTTACGCGCTAACGCGCGCGATTTGTTGGAGGTCCGGTTCTAAGGGTGAGGTGTCAGTTTATGGTGATGATATCATAGTCTCCTGTGATGTGGCTAGAAGGCTCGCGAGAGTCTTCAGCTGGTTGGGTTTCAAGGTTAATCCGAAGAAGTCCAACTGGTCCGGTCCATTACGAGAAAGCTGTGGTAAGCATTTCCATAAGAACAGGGAAATCACTCCTTTCTACTTAAGAAAGCCTGTTGACTGTAAAGTCGACGTGATACGGGTTCTGAACCGCTTACTGCAATGGTCGAGTGAAGGCACGGGTATCATTCTTGATACTCATGTACTGCTCTTCCACCAGAAGTGGGCAAAGATAATTCCCGACTCTATGGCTGGAGGCAACGATCCTGAAAGGGATACGTGCCTTGTCGACGACCGTCCTTACGGGGGCTGTCTGAGGCGCCTAGAGACGCCACTAGACTACGAGC